ATCTTAACTTTTGTGTATTTAGTGTCTTTTAGATTAACGTGTCTGTATTGTCCTTTAGGATCGTAGTACTCTAAACATCTAAGACAGAAATCTTGATTGACTCGTGTCGGTAGATATACATGTAAACAGCGAGGGGAGTTACCGAAACATTGTACTTTTGGTACATCGTTTATGTAAGTATTTGTTGTTTGTCTAAAGTTTAGCTTTAACAACTTCATTTATGCACAAATTATAGCTTGCATTTGACAGCGTGTACAGTATAATGTGTGTATAACGTATGAAGATAACACCATACTCTCTCAATGCTAAGAAGCATCCAAAGAAGCAGATCGAACAAGTAGCTAACTCAATTAAAGAGTTCGGGATGAATCAGCCTATAGTAGTAGATAAGTTCGGAGTCATTATTGTAGGTCACGGAAGATATGAAGCGTGTAAGTCACTTGGGTGGTCAGAAGAAGAAATACTTAAGCACGTTAAGATAGTTGATCTAACAGAAGAACAAGCAAAGGCATATAGACTTGCAGACAATAAACTAAACGAGTCCGATTGGGATATGGAGCTTGTGTTGCAAGAACTTAAAGGACTATCTGAGGATATGTTTGCACTCACCGGGTTTGATAGGGATCTTATTATTGAACCAGATGAGAAAGATGACGAAGTACCAGAGATACCAGAAGAACCACAGAGTCAGTTGGGGGATTTGTATGAGTTAGGTAATCATAGGGTACTGTGTGGGGATAGTACAAAGCTAGAGGATGTCGAACGGCTGATGGATGGCAAGAAAGCGGATATGGTGTTCACTGACCCTCCTTATGGGATGAATTTTGATATAAAGAATGACGACGATAATTTCAAGCAGGTTTTTGTAGACGCTGTTACAAATATGTATGCATTTTCTAAAAAGGAGAACTGGTATATTTGTGGTAATTTTAGATGTTTGTCGTTCTTTCATCTAGAAATAGAGAAACTTGGTCTTGAACTATATGAAAAGATAGTTTGGGTAAAAAACCTTTACGGGCAAGGAAAACTATACAATAGGATGCACGAAGATATACTTTTTGCGGGTAGTGGTTCTTTCTATAAAGTAGATAAAGACGTGGATGTCTGGAGTGAGGATAGTGTGAGAAACTTCATGGGAAGCAAGAATGCAAATGAGGCAGTCGGACATCCAACTCAAAAACCAGTAAATCTAGTTCAAAGAGCAATCAAAAACTCAAGTAAGAATGAAGATATAGTAATGGACCTCTTCCTCGGCTCAGGCTCCACCCTCATAGCATCAGAGAAAACAGGTCGTATCTGCTACGGTATGGAACTAGACCCTAAGTACGTAGACGTAATAGTACAACGCTATGTAGACTATACAGGGAACAACAAGATTAAAAAGAATGGTATTGACATTATATGGAAAACGAAGTAGGAAACCGAAAAAAAACCGTAGAAAGGCCACAGAATAAGAATCTTAAAAGAGATGCTGGACCAGGAAGACCAAAAGGACAGCGTAATTTTCATACTATTTATATGGAAGCCATGAAGATCTTGGCCGACAAGAACTCTACAACTGTTGAGCAATTAGAGGCAGAAATGGTTGCAAATGCTGCTGTTTTAGCACGCAAAGGTGACTTTCGTTTTTATAAAGATACTATGGATAGACTTCACGGGTCACCTGTGAATAGAAACGAACACAGCGGCGCAGAGGGGAGTGATTTGACAATAAAGACAATACTTGTCAATAAAAATGCAAGCAACGATTAATCTCCTAAAAAAACAAACAGAAGCTTGGAACGCCTGGGAATCTCCTCACATCACCGAACTCGGCTATGGTGGTGCGGCAGGTGGCGGTAAGAGTCGTCTTGGTTGTTATCTTGCTATTGTTATTGCAGAGATGCACCCAGGATCAAGGTGTGCTATTGGTCGTAAAGAGCTTAAAACACTTAGACTTACAACACTATCAACACTATTTGAAGTACTCGCAGAACTTGGATACAAAGAAGGTTCGTACAAGTATGATGCACAACAAGGAGTAATTACTTTTCCTAATAAGTCACAGATACTTCTTTTAGATACTGCATACTCTCCACAAGACCCTGAGTATACGCGTTTTGGGTCACTTGAATTAACTTGGGCTTGGATTGATGAATCAAATGAAACACCAGAAAAAGCTAAGTCTATTTTAAAGACTCGTGTTGGTCGTAAGAATCAGCTTAATAATAAGACTGTAAAAGCTTTTTGGCTTGAGACATTTAACCCAAACAAAGGGCATGTTTATCGTGACTATTACCAGCCGTGGAAAGAAAAAACATTACCACCATATCGTGAGTTTATTCGTGCTTTACCAGGAGATAATCCATATCTACCAGAAGCGTATATCCTTAACCTAGAACGTGCTGATAAAGTAACGCGTGAACGTCTACTTAAAGGTAACTTTGAATTTGATGATAACCCTCAAAAGATAATGTTCTATGAGGCTATTATGGATTTGACTAAGAACTTTTTAGTTGAAAATTCAAGTACCAAGACTATCATTGCCGATATTGCACGTTTTGGAGGTGACAAGATAGTTATAGGAACATTTAAGGGGCTTGAGCTGTATTCACTTGGTGTCTACACCTACCAAGGAATTGATGAGACAATAAAGAAGATCAAGGAAGAAGCACAAACAGAGGGCGTTGGTTTTATGAATATCCTTGTAGACGAAGGCGGTGTAGGCGGGGGTGTTGTTGATGGTATGAGGGGTATCAAAGGCTTTAACGGGGCATCATCACCTCTTGGTGTGTGGGATTATATTCGTGGAGCTGTAAGGCCGGCTAACTACCAGAACTTTAGATCACAATGCTATTTCAAACTGTCTGAAGTGGTAAACGAGCGAAAGATGAAGATAAACATACAGAAGTTCCATACTAACATAGAGGGTTATACGGTAGAGAAAGCTATATCAGAACTATGCGAAGAACTCGATGTTATACAAAAAACTGATAATTCTATCGATACTAAACTTGCTATTATTCCTAAAAGTGAGATTAAGGAGTTACTTGGAAGGTCGCCTGACTTTGCCGATATCCTTATGATGAGAATGTTCTTTGAATTAAAGGAAGTGCCTCGAAATGCAAAGAGGCCTTCGTGGAGAGAAGAATCTACTAAGGAAGTTAACGAAGCTATATGAAACTTAAACAATTATTCTGCATCCATAGGTACAGTAAGAGAATACATGAAGCCCCTAACGGGATCACATCTCTAATAAAACAGTGTGTTAAGTGCGGTTACATAAAAACTAGACACTTAAAATAATGTACCTTACACTTACAATATATGCCAAGAGCTAAAAAAGTTGTCGTTAAAGAAGTACCTGTAGAGCCAGTAGAGATTGTTGTACAGACAATACCTGAAACGTATAAATACAACGTAACCCTTGAGTTTAATGATCAAGCACATGAGTTTCGTACCAATGATATTGCACAGTCTATCTATGACCTTAAGCCTATTAACCTAAAGACTCGTGTGCTTTTCAAAGCAACATCGGAAGAAGGAACATGTGAACGCATGCTATTGTTACAACTTGCAAAGATGATGTGGAGATCAAAGTTAGGGTGCGACATCTTCGTGATGAGATTAATTTTTAAATAAATGGAAAATACAACAGTTTTTGATTTTATAAAAGCAGAAGAAAACAACTGGAAAACAGTACGCATTCCTCTTACCTCATCAAAGGATTGGTCGATGTATGAGCATATTGAGCGCTGTACTAACGTAGCTAATGCGTGGTATCACACAGGAAAAAATGATGGTAATCGCCCTTATGACGATATTGTCACACCTATCATTAACGTGGCATTTCGCACAGAGGGGTTTGATGCAAAAGACATTATCCCCTTTGTTGATGATGTTCAAAAAAGTTACATGTCATTTATAATTAAGAAGTACCACCCACAATGGTCAAGAAAGCATGAGCTAGACACTATTATTGATGACCTTGTTGAAACATCTATCATCTATGATCTAGCACTTGTTAAGAATTACAATAACGACGTGCCAGAAGTAGTTGATCTAAGAACTATCGCCTTCTGTGATCAAACAGACGTACTTAAAGGCCCTCTATGTCTTCGTCACTATTACTCTATATCAGAACTATTGGAGATGAAGGGAAAATGGGATGACAAAAAGATTGATGAAGCTATTATTCTTTCTGAAGAGTCAAAGAAAGTTAAGTTGGCTAACGACCAGACAGCAAAGACACCAGGAAAATACATTGAAGTGTATGAGCTACGAGGTAATCTCCCTAAGAAGTGGATTGATGAGACAGCAGATCCTTATGAGTATGCAGATCAAATGCAAATCGTTTGTTTCTACACAGATAGTGAGAACCAGCGACAAGGTATTACACTTTTCAAAGGAAAAGACAAACCACTTAATAAGAACTTTAAAGCTCTGAAGATTGATAGGGTGCGCTCTAAAGGACGTGCCTGTGGTCGCTCTATCGTTGAATCTCTATTTGAGCCACAAGTATGGAACAATTACTCAGCCATTAAGATAAAGCAACTTCTCGATAGTGCCGTGAATGTCTTAATATCTGATAGTGAAGAAATTGGGGGGCAGAAACTTGCAGATATAAAGAATAATACTGTACTTAAAGTTGAGAAGGGCTCTGTTACACAACGACTTGATGGAACATTACAGAATCTTCCACAGTTTACACAGTACCAAGATAGGCAGGTAAATAGTGCTCGTGTTATTGGTTCAGCTGGAGACGCCCAACTCGGTACAAATCCAGTATCCGGGACTCCTTTTGCATTACAACAGGCGGTTATCCAGCAAGGAGAAGGTATTCATGAATACAGACAAGGTAAAGTGGCGACCTTTTTTGCTGATCAACTCTACCGAGACTGGATTCTCCAGATGATGGTTGACGATCTTAATTCAGGTAAAACATTTTCAGAAGAGCTTACACTAGATGAAATGATGGAGATTGGGGAGACTATTGCTAAAAACAAAGTAGAGGAGAAGCTTAAGGAGGTAATTTTCAATGGTGGAATTATAACACAAGAAATGAAAGACACTCTTATTGCACAAGAGATGGAAGAGTTTAAGAAAGGAGGAAATCGTAAGTTCTTTGAGATAGTAAAAGGTGAACTCGACAAGATCCCATTAAACGTGATGGTCAACATTAAAGGAAAGCAACGGTCAATGGCACAAAATGCCGATAAAATTACTAATATATTGAGGGAGATTATGAAAAACCCTCAAGCGTTCCAGCAGAAAGGGATTGGAAAAGCCGTTAATCAATTACTAGAAGAGTCAGGGATGAATCCTATAGACTTCTCAGGGGTGACAGCAGTACAACCATCTCCAATGCAACCTGCACAGCTACAAGCTCAGGCAGTTAATCAACAATAAACTATATGGCAAACCCAAACTATCTATCAGAATTAGAAATTGATAAAATTGAAGCCTTTTGCAAGGACGAAGTGCTCTATGAAACTGTAAAAAAAGTTCTTCTTGCTGGTATTTATCATAATGCTGTAGCAAAACCAGACCAACCATTTGAATTTAAGAATCCAGCCTTTAACTTCATCTCGAATGCTTATGCAGGAGAGAAATCTGTGTCAGATGCAGAAATTGGTGCTAACCTTAGAGGATTATTTGAGGGGGTGCACCATACGGCTTCTGTGTTTGACCAGTTAAAAACAATTAAAAGGGAGGAGGAAGTGGTCGAGTCTCCTTATAATCAAGCAGTCTAATATGGAAATCTATAAATATCAAAATATAACAGCGAGCACTCTTATAAAAACAGGCGCTGGCCTGGTTGTTGGGTTTGTTGTTAATTCCAACACATCAGGGACTCTCAAACTTTGGGATAACACAAGTGCTGCTGGGGCTGTGTTAATTAATACATACACGTTCCCAGCTGGATCAAGTATTGTAAGTTTTCCTGGGGTGGTTGCATTTAATACAGGGCTTTATGCAACCGTTGGGGGAACCGCAGATGTAACCCTTGTGTGGAAATAAATTGTGCCTTACACTAAAAATGTAACTGGTTATCTTTCCAACCAAAAAAGAATAACAACTAAGTATCATTGCTTCCTCAATGACTAATCAAACATATCATTATGTCTAATGACACACAGGACGTTGGCCTTAACAACGAAGAGACTTCACAAACAGAGGCAGAAACACAAGAAACAAAAACCGAAGAGCAAGAAGTCGATTGGCAAGCTAGAGCACGAGAACTAGAAGGGCGATTGAAACGAGCTGAAACAAAGCTTAAAAAAGCATCTGATAGTCCTGCTCCAAGCAAACCAAGTGCGCCAGGTGAATTTGATTACTCACAAAAAGCTTTTCTTGCGGTTAATGATGTAAAAACTCCTAAGGAAATGGATTTAGCAAGAGACTATATGGTAAACACCGGAAAAACTCTTGATGAAATCGTTACTAATAAGTTTTTCTTACAAGAACTAAAAGAATTAAAAGACCTAGAAACGACCGACCGTGCAAACCCAAGTGTTTCAAAACGAACAGGTCAATCGGCTCAGGATAGTGTTGAATATTGGCTTGCAAAAGGTGAAATGCCACCACAAGGTATGACCGAATTGCGAAGAGCATATGTCAACGCGAAAATGAAAAAAGATAGTACAGGTAAAAAGTTTTACAATGACTAATTCAAATAGCTTGGTAATTAATAAAAATTAATTTAACCAAATAAAATGGCTATTATTTACAAAGAGGAGTTCGAGACACGTCTTCAGGAACGTCTTGACGCTCCAATGAAGTGGAAGGAAATCTGTCGTGTTGAATACACAGACAGTCGTGTGCTTCACAACCCATACCTTACTGACTCAACAGTTGGAACAGGAACACGTGGTTCAGCATACACATCAACTGCAGTTGCTACTGTAGATGACACTTTAACAATCAATACCTACAAGTATTGCGCACAACACATTGACGATGCTGATCTAGCACAAAAGACTTTCAGTGACTTCATGGAAATTGCAGACAACATGGGTACAATGCTTAATGAAACTATCGAGGCTGCTATGCTTGCTGAGCATGCTCAGTGGACAAACCTTGACAACGCAAGTATCGGAGGTTCAGCAGGAAACATTACTGTTTCTGTATCAAACGTAGACGATGTTATTCGTGCTATGAAGACTGCAATCCGTACAGCAGGGGGAGGTGAACTAGCAGACCGAAATGGTATGTTCATTATGTGGCGTGAAGCTGACTACGAAAAAGTAGAAGCTCTTGCATCATCACAAGGATTTAATGTAGCTGATGACGCTCTTAAGAATGGTATCAAGCAAGGCTTCCGTTACGGAGGTGTTGAGCACTACTCATCTTCAAAGCACACAGCCGGACACGTATTTGGTGGTGTTAAGAAGGCTTTCCACGCAGGAATTGTTCGTTCAACTTACGGAAAGATGAAGGAGATTGTTAACCCAGTAGTTGGTGGTGGTCAGATTTCAGGACTTGGCCTTGAAACTCGTGTTGACTACGCTTTCAAAGCTTGGGCTAAGACAGTACCGGTACTCTTCGACATCCTCGTTGCATAGTTTTGTTGGGGCAACCCATTATTATTAACCTAATACAATACAAAACATATGTCAGTATCAGATGGCTTTAGCCCATTTCTCGAGGAATTAAGAAACACAAGAAAGGTAATCTCTGGACAGGGTGCTACACGTACTCTTTCAGTAGACGAATCCGGTTCAACAGTTCTTTTTGATCGAGCAGCAGGAATTGTGTATACTCTTCCTCTCGCAAAACCAGGTGTGTTCTTTGATTTTGTTATCACAACAACAATTACTTCTAACTCTGCAAAGGTTATTACCGGGGCAGCAACAGAGTTTTTGATTGGTGGTTACACAAACGTGGACACAGATACTTCTAACGCAGTAGCCGCTTTCACAGGTAATGGTTCAACCCATATCGCTGTGACACAAAACGGTACTACAACTGGAGGTATTCTTGGTACAAAGCTACGATTCACATGCCTATCATCTACAAGATGGTTCGTAGAAGGTATCGTACAAGGATCAGGAGTTGTTGCAACAGCCTTCGCAACATCATAGTTTTTCCTTAGACCCCATCCTATAGTGGTGGGGTTTATAGGGTAAATTACCCAATATAATATGTCCTTAATACAGTTTAGTGATACAACAAACAAACAGGGGATTGTTCAAGTTATAAGACGAAGAACTGGAACAAATACATCGACGGCAGGGTCTTATCCTATAGAGGATATTACTCTTGATGTAAATATGGCGCTTGCTAATTTCTTTATTTTGGCCAATAAAGTTGCTGGTAAAAGACAGCCGGCGGATGACACTAACCACACAGATTTTCCAATAGTCTATGCTGATATTGTGTCTGGGCAACAAGATATTAATTTAACCCTTGATGAGAATGGTAATCAGATTTTAGACATTTATAAAGTAGTAATGACAATCCCTACTGGGGGGAAGGTTGTGCTCAGGCAGGTTGATATTAATGATGATGATTCAGTAGTGACAGATACAACAACTGGCATTCCTTCGTCGTATGATCTGACTGCTGAGGGTATTTTCTTACATCAAATACCAAATTTTTCTCTTGTCGGGGCGCTTGAGATATGGGTAAACCGAGCCGCGTCTTATTTTTCTCCTTCAGATACAACAAAACGAGCTGGTATACCAGAGATATTTAGTGAATATCTAACACTCAGGCCTTCATACTTCTATTGTCTTGAAAAAGGGAAAGAACAAGCAACTGCGTATGGGGTAGCCCTTTATGGACGTGATGGGAGAGGTGGTCTTGAGGGGCAGATAAAGGCCTATTATTCACAAAGAAACAGGGATATGCCAACAGAAATAAGCCCAGAGTGTGTTAATCCTTACTAATTATGGCAACTTTTAACAAATTCAACAGTTTTGTAGAAGCAATAGCAGAAAAAGTTCACAACCTTGGTAGCGATACTCTTAAAGTTGCTCTTACTAACTCCGCTCCAGTTTCGTCTAACACGCAATTATCAAACATAACAGAGATTTCGTATACAAATTGTTCTTCGCGGACATTAACAACGTCATCTTCTTCTCAAACATCTGGTACATATAAATTAGTTTTAAATGATTTAGTATTAACAGCAAGTGGAACAGTTGGCCCTTTTAGATATGTTGTTATTTACAATGACACAGCCACAAACGATGAACTTATTGGTTGGTTTGATTACGGTTCCGCTCTTACTCTTGCTAATACGGATACTCTAACGCTTGATTTTGATGGGACTAATGGGCTTTTACAAATAGTTTAGTATGGCTATTGCTTTTGATGCTTTTTCTTCTGGTGGTGGAACGGGGGCTAGCCCAAAAAGTTGGTCTCACACCTGTACTGGACAACACAGAATACTTATTGTCACGTTAATGACGCAGAGTGGTAGTGATACAATTACTGGAGTTACATACAATGGTGTTAGTATGACAGCCATAAGTTCTACAGCCAGATCTTCCATGTTTTACCTACTTAACCCAGCGACAGGTTCAAACACAGTAGAAGTTTCATATAGTAATTTTTCGGGGAATGGTATTTCTGGGTGTTCTAATTCGTATACTGGAGTTGCCGGTATTGGGGCAAGTGGGGTCAGCTCTCCAGCTGGTAACCCACAAACACAAGCAGTAACAACAACAAGTGATAATTCTTGGCTTGTTGGGATGACTGGAGTTTGGGATGATGAAACCGCTTTTGGCGCTGGATCCGGGACTACTGTTAGGGGGTCTAGTGCTCACGGTGGAGCTCAACTAGTAACATCACACGACTCCAACGGGGCGAAGTCTCCAACAGGGAGCTACTCACTAAACACAACGGGTACAATTCTCGGGTCTGGTGCAAGAATGATTGTTGCGGAAATAACTCTCGGGCCGGTAGACTATTCAGTTTCTTTTACACATGGAGCATTTACTTTGACTGGGCAGGTGCTAATCTTCCTCAAAGGATTTTATATAGCTATTGCGCAAGGGGTTTTTTCATTAACAGGACAGGCATTGTCCCCTATACTTAATTTGTATACAAGGGTTACTAATCGTGTAAAAAATACAACGACGGTAACGAATCGAAATAAAACAGTAAGTGCTTCTGTTACAAATAAAGTTAAAAACGTAACAACAGTAACTAATAGACAAAAAACATAGTATGGCAAAAGCAATAATAAATAGATTTGACGGGGGGATGGCATCTGATTTACGGACCACGAGCACAAATCAATGTGCTTCTTCTGTGAACTTTGATATTTCAACAAACCCACATAAATTAAAGCCATATAGTGACCCAATAGCAGAAACACACGCAAGTGGGCCAATGACTGATTATGCTATTACTGATGTTGCTGTTCTAAACATTTCTGGCACAACACCAACAATATACGGAATGGGAAGGACTAATTCTGGGAGTACAAATTTATCTATTTTTAAAAAGAGTTCAACGTCTGATATAACCGCTCAATGGAGTGCGGCTCTAGCTAGTGGGGGGACAAGATCCCCAGGCTCTCTTTTAGGTTATTATGATCAGACTGCTGGCGCAGATAAACTTTATTTCATAAATGGTGGGGCTTGGGGGGTGTTTACAGATCCATCGACCATAAGTACCGCAGGGGGGCTTGTTGGGCCATACACAACAAATGTTTATCCAAAACCGTACAGACACCCAATTGATAATACTGTTTACTTAGGAGCCGCTAATAAAGTATATAAATTTGATGCTGTTGCTTATACTACAGCTACCTTACTTCATACCTTTGGTGCTAATTTTGAAGTTCAATCTTTTACAGAGTATGGTAATTATTTGGCTATTGGGGGGAGATTTTTTGGAAGAGACAAAAAGTCATCTGTATATTTATCAAATAGAGTTTTGCCAAATGATGGGGCACAACAAGTAATTGACTGGGGGGAGGGGTCTTTAGTTGCCATAGAAAATATCGATGGGTATATTGTTGGTGTTTCTTATACAGAAGATGTTGGTGGTTATTCTACAATTGCAACATATAAATTATACATAAAAGTTTGGAATGGAGGAGAAGTTCAAACGGTTAAAGAAATTGAAACAAGAAGAAGTGATGAAATAAAAATATGGAAAGCTAAACATGATAATAAATTGTATTTTGGGTATGATACAGACAGGGCTCTTTATGTGGTTGGTAGGAATGAATTGGGGCAATGGTTTGTAGTAGGAGATAGATATTATAATCCTTCTGGTTCTTACATAACTGGAACATTTAATGGGGTTTCTTTTGTTGGTGATATTGCTTTTATCGCCTATCAAGATGGGGGGACAACTGGTTATTTGGTGAGACAAGGAACAGGAAGTACCTATTCGCTCACATCCTACTATAATACCACCATTAATCCTGGTATGGATATTTCGCATAGAACTCTACGAAAAAAGTTAAAGAGTGTGCGCGTTGCATATACGGCCGAGGCAAACAATGGAACTGTTGGGGTTGGCTTTAGACAAGATACACAAACAGCCTCCTATACGTCTATTATATCTAATACAGAAGCAACCGCTGGAGAATATGTGGTACACGCTGATATGGCAGAAACAGGAGAAGGTTTTGACGAAGGGTATGAATTTCAATTCCAACTGACGAGTACAGGAAATGTTGGCATTAAACAATTTGAGTATGAGTATGAAATAGTAAATGACTAATATGGAAAAAAAAATACAGGAGCTAGAAAACAGAATAAAACAGCTTGAGTCTATTGTAAACAGGGGTAATTTTTTGAATGCCAAACAATTTGATCAAAATGTTATTTTTAAAGATGGAATAACGGTCGATAATGGTCGTATTTTAGTCCGCTCTAAAAATAATCCATCTGGTATTTATTTAGCAACGGGAGCGGGGGCGGACAATGCCTCTATCGTGGCAGAACAAGGAACATTGCCGAATGGCTCATTATATATGTCAAATCAAACATTTCAACCATTTTTTGTAAAGTACAACGGTACATGGACTCTTGTTAATTTACCTTAATGTACCTTACACTAACACTATGGCAACAGATATAATCAACTCTGATAATCTAACTCAACAGGAAACATTACAAGTTCCTACATATCAACCAGCTCCAGTAGACCCAAGTATTGTACAGGGAGCAACATCTAGTGTTGCTGGGCAGTATGAAGCTATTAATAAACAACTTGAACAAGCTCAAGCAGAACAAAAAGCTCTGGCGGAAAGCCAGCTTAGCCTTCAAAATGCACTTCTTGGTAAAACAGCTGATACTCAAGCATTTCAAGACCAGGCTGGGGTTAATACAGAAACAGCAAAATTAAACACCTATGCTCAAACGCTTGCCGATCTTAATGCTCAAGCAACATCTCTCCAGCGAGAAGCCCAAGCCATTCCTATTGCTAATCGGCTACAATATCAACAAGGGGGTATTGCTGGTACTGAAAGTCAAGTAAGAAATGTAAATTATGATCAGTTACAACAAAACGCACTGAAAGCCCTTTCTATTGCTCAGCAGGCAGACATTGCTTCTGCTGCATTAACTGGGTCTCAAATAAAACTTCAGGCCGCTAAAGATAAAGCACAACAAATGGTAGACCTCAAATATAAACCCATAGAAGACCAACTTGCCATTAAAAAGCAACAGTATGAGCTTAATAAGGATATTCTTAATCAAATTGACAAAAAGCGTACAGAGGCACTTAACGCAGCAATTAAGAGGGAAGACACACAGATTGCAGAACGGAAAGCCAATGAAAATGGTATTGCAGACCTTGTAACAAATGCCGCCGTGCAGGGTGCCCCTGCGGATATTCGTGCTAAAGCCTCAAAAGCAAAGACACCAATGGAGGCAGCTAATATACTCGGTGTGTACGCAGGGGATTATTTAAAGAATCAACTTTTAAAAGAACAAATAAATACAGAAAAGGCTCAACAGGATAATTATTATGCCAATGCAAAAAAAACACGGAGTGAAATAAATGGGGGAGGAGTTGTACTCAAACCATTAACAGAAACACAAGCAAAAGATCTTACTTATGCTCAAAGAACATCACAGGCTATCCCTACCATTACAAACCTTGAGAATAAAATTATTACTATGAATCCTGTAGAATTTGCTACACAATGGAAACTTGTGCAAAGCCCTTTAACAAGTGGTCAGGTATCACCAGAAATACGTCAATATTATCAAGCCGCTAAAAACTTTACTTCCGCTACTTTAAGACGAGAGTCTGGGGCTTCTATTGCTTCAGGAGAATACAATGATGCTTTTTCAACATACTTACCGTTCCCAGGAGATGATGGTAAAACTCTTTTACAAAAAAAACAAGCGAGAGATTCAACTGTTTATTCTTTCAAACAAAATGTGCCCGGATATGATCAAAGGGTGGCAACCGTTGAAGATACATACCTAGATAAACAGGTCTTACCAGCTGTTTCATCGGTAAACACTAAAATTAGTAATCCAATATCTAATTATCGCATGAGACTACAAGGACTCCCAGGAGTAAAACAATAATATGGAAAAATATCTTACAGAAGACCAGGTAAAAACAATATTGGATAACGCCCCAAAGGAGGCAGACCAAGATAAACTTATTGAGGGTTTAGTTAATCGTGGGTATATATTACAAGGGCTTAATGACCAACCCGAAACTCCACAAAAATCACCGTCTGGGGCAACCTTTAAAGCAAATGGAAATGAATCGTTATTGTCAGGAACGGCGAAAGCGGTGGGAAATATTCCTTCATCTGGGTATAATCTTGCTAAAAATGTAACACACGCTGTTCTTAACCCTGTTGAAACAACAACAAATATTGTAAAAACACTTGTTGGTGGCGGAGAGGCGGCAGGGCATGCAATAGGGATTGGTGACTCTAGTATTCAAAGACCGGAGGAACAACAATTTAATTCTTTTGTCAATTCCTTAAAAGAAAGATATGGAGGAATTGAAAATATAAAGAAAACATTAATAGAAGATCCTGTCGGAGCAGCCGCAGATATATCAGCATTACTTTCTGGGGGGAGTACCGCAGCAGCAAAATTAGGTTTAGCAGATACCGCAACAACTCTTTCAAAAGCAAGCCAAATAACAGAACCGATAAAGCTTGCATCAACTGCCAAAAATGTAGCAAAAGAGTCAACTGCTGGAAAAGTTTTATCAGACGTATCTCCTACTTCGTATAAAATTCAACAAGGGCAGGTTGTAAAAGCGTTAGAACTAACTCCTGGAGATTTAGCTAATATCGCAAAGAAAACACAAAATGATGTGACTAATTTTGTTGTAAAAAATGATCTCATTAAAGGGACACCGGAAGAGATTGTTCATTCGCTAGATGAACTACGAAAACAAAGAATGGCAGAAGTAAGAGGAGAGATTACTAATGTTAAAACCACATACTCACCAGAACAAGTACCATCATTTAAAAAATCGCTTGATCTTATTGCATCAAATCTTAAAGATGTTTCTGGACTTGAATCACAGTATGCTGAGGTAAATGCATTGGCTAATAAGAAAGTATTATCTCTTGAGGATATCCAGAGAGCAAAAGAATTAGTAGATAAAAACTACGATATTTATTCTGCTAGTGGTGATGTAAAACAAGGAACTCAAGCAAGAGGTCTTGATGTTATGCGAAAAGAATTGCGAAAAACCATAGAAGATGAGGTTACAAAAAATACAAACGGTAAAACGAACATACAACAGCTTAATAATGATGTCCAGACAACAAAAGAATTACAAAATGCTATTGAAAAACGACAAAATAAAGGTATGTCAAGGCAGTATATAACTGCGTTTGATCTTCTTGCTGGTACAACAGGAACAGCAGCCTTTGGCCCACTCGCTGGTGTTGGTATTATTGTTGCTAAAAAGATTGCAGAAAGTCCTGCTTTTAGGTTAAGGGTTGCAAAATTACTTTCTGCACAGCCTGTACAGTATATCAAGACTCTTACAAAAGAGATGGCAAATAGAACTTTGTCTGAACCTACAAGAAAAACACTTAATTCTATTTTAGAAGAAGCCAAAAAAAATCTACCGTATATTGAAAGTGGATCAAACTTAATGGGACAACAAGAAGCCAATCAAAAGTAGCCAAAGCCACCAGAAATCTCTAAAAGAGATAATTATAGACCCAATTAAAATACCAAAAAAACTTGCAATAGAATCAAAAATATATTTACTACTCATGCCCAAACTCTACTACATGCTGTAAATTATTGCAAGGGGATAAGTAGACAACTCTATAAACGTACCTTACACTTATAATATGTTACCCGATGACTCAATAAAGATGCGCAGAGCAAAAAAGGTTGTTGATAATGGAACAGGTCCATTTGCTGTACCTTTAGCGCAACTTACTGAGTCCATCATCACTAATGATAAGCTGGATCAACTCCTCGCAAAAGAAGCTCCAGAGATGCCTAAGTTTCCAGAAATAAAAATACCAGAGTTTCCTTCTGAGATCACCCTAGCAAACTTGCCTGACGTGCAGAAGGTGGAGATCACAAATCTTCCCAAAGAAAAAGACGACAAGGAAGTAAAGAAACTGCTACAGGAACTTGTAACGGAAGTAAAAAAAAAAGAACAGTACACCTACGATATTGAAGTTGACTCTGACTTAAAGGATCAACTTCGTGGGGAGCAAGGTGTACCAGGTAGGGATGGAACAGAAATAACGGCTCAAGAGGTTAGGGATAAACTAGAGTCTCTTCAAGGAAAAGAGCAACTTGACGTTTCTGCAATTAAGGGTATAGAGGAATTGGCTAGAGAAATTGCTGAAAAAGAAGTAAAAAAGGTAAAGCCAGTTACTAAAATATATTCTGGGGGTGTAGGTTCTTCTAGTTCGTCAGGCGTTGCTGAATCATTTGAAACGGTATCTGCTAATCTAGATGCTTCAGATGCGGTGCTTAATTATGATGTTGGTGGTAATATTACCGATATTGTGTATTCTAATGGAATTACTAAAACTTTCAACTACACAGGAGAAGATATCACATCGGTGGTTCTTTCAGGTTCAACTCCATCAGGAATAACTCTAACTAAAACACTAACATATTCATCTGGTGACGTAACGGGTATAGCGTACACATAATGTAACTATACTAGTAAAAATATGTTCACAAAAAACAAAGACAACGGGGAAGTTATGGATATAAAGGTTAGAAGTGCAGTTAGCCTTCTTATTGAAAAACTAACCTACTCAGGAGTAGACTTAGAGGGTAAGTCAATTATTATTAAGGGTGGAAAATTAACAATTAAATAAATGTCAAAAGGAAATACGTTTGAAAATGAGATTCTACAGTTGATATTTAATAATGTAGATATTGCAGATATAGGGGATGCGGGTGGATTACAAAATTCTGCTACAGCAGGGTCTTTATATGTGGCACTACACACAGGAGATCCAGGAGAAGCTGGTTCAGCAACAACAAGTGAGTGTGCTTACGGCTCTTATGCTCGTGTTGCAGTAGCAAGAACTGTTGGTGGTTGGACAGTATCAGGGGCTACAGCCTCTAATACAGCACAAATTTCGTTCCCAGAATGTACCTCTGGTTCTGAAACCATAACTTATGTGTCTATAACAACAGCATCATCTGGTGCTTCAAAAATACTTTATTCAGGTGCATTAACATCATCACGTGCAGTTTCATCAGGTATTACACCTTTGTTTGCTGCTTCAGGATTAACAGTAACAGAAGACTAATATGTATTATTGTAATCAATGTGGTGCTGAAGTAAATGTAGATCACGTTAATCCCCCAAAGTTTAACTGTGAATGTGTTGGGGCTAAAGTAATTGCTGAAGTAGAGGGTCACGCTTTTGGTAAAAGTAGTTTTGGGGCAACTGTTACTAACAATAATATAAGTGAAGCATCTGCAATTATTCTTAAAAATACACTCTTTGCTTTAGCCTCAAATGAATTCTTTATAAACAAGAAGAAAGAAATTGAAGCAAAAGATTTAAGGGTTAAAGACAGTGAGACAGGTCGAGAATTCTCATTCACACTAACAGGTAAAGAAGTATGATTAAATTTCTAGCATACATTATTGGAAAAGAAAAGGAAGGAAAATATTTCAATAACGCACGCGAGGCGTATGATTATATTAATTCTTTAGATGTTCCCAATAGTGAATGTGAGATAATTGTGGTAGAAATACCTGAATAATATGTCACAAATACGAGGAATAAAAGATGTGGTCGATGCTGAATTGGAAGGTAGAACAAATACCTACAATTTCCGCAAGAACCCAACCCCAGGGGGTGGTACTGGTTATTGGTTTGATCTGTCTATGTTCCCTGGTAATCCTGTACCCAAATTTTGGTTTGGATCTCCTCTAGTTGGTTATGCAATTTCACAGTCTGCTGATGGTGGTTTTTTTCACGGGAGTAATGTTTCTCCAGCAAAAAAATATCTTCGTAAACTAACATTATCAGCTACAGCTCCCATTACAACAAATTTACCCCTAAAAATAATCCTCTGTGACTATCTGTTATATTATCCGCTTATAGATGAAGGCACGCTAGATGAACAGTTCTTAGATAATACACAATCAATTACACGCTATACAGATGGTGTGGGGGTTCAGGCAATTTGTGTTTCATTGACAACTAGAACAGGTTTACAAAGTTTCTACATTAACTACACGAATCAAGATGGAGTGGCTGGTAGAATATCTCGTACAGTTAGAGAAAATGCAGTTACTTCATTAGGGGTCCTCCTAACATCAGAGACGAGTGTTAATGCTAATACTTGTGTATTTATTCCTCTCCAAGATGGAGATACTGGAGTAAGAAGCATTGAATCAGTAACCATGCTTGGGATAGATACTGGACTATTTTCTTTGATTTTAGTAAAACCATTAGTATCAACAGTTTTGATGGAAATAAACGCTCCTTCAGAAAGAGACTTTTTAGTGGAATCTGGTAATTTACCAGAAATAAAAGATGACGCATACCTAAATCTTCTATGTAATCCAAATGGAGCCATTAATGCTTCTAACATCTTGGCAGACATGAAGGTTATATGGTCAGATTAACAATTAATTAATTATAAAACTATGGCATTTAACTCAAACGACCAAATAATTCAAGCAATTACAAACGGACAGTACTGGCGAGCAGACTGGACAAAAAACATGAACCCAACAGCAGCGGCAGCTGCGAACGAATGTCATTTACTTGCTCGTGGTGCAGGTAATCCAGCAGCAGATGCAATCTTCGATGCAGGTGCTAACCTCACATTCCAAGCTGTAAAAGACACCACAACATCAGCAGGTTCTATATTGCATGGTGGAGATGTTCAATCATTAGGAATGACAAAGCATATTCTTAATGCGCAAGTTTTAACAGCAGCAGCAACCGTTGCTCCTGCAACACTTGTTCTTGTGGATATCGTAGGATTTTATCGTGTTACCTCTGTAACTACAACCACAGCACAAGCAACAACAAACACATTAGGTCAATCAGATACATTTACAGCAGATGCAGGAACTGATGTATGTACATACACATCAACCGCAAATATACCATCAAACATTCTCACTGGTACTCGTGTTCGTTTGACAACAACCACTACTCTTCCGGGCGGTCTTGCAACAGCGACTGACTATTATGTAATTCGTGTATCAAATACTACATTTAAACTTGCTACATCATATGCAAACTCAGTTGCAGGTACAGCAATTAACATTACAGACGCAGGAACAGGTACTCATACTATTACTTGGTTACTTCCTCGTTATACAAACGGTGCAGGTCTTAACGCCATGTTTTTCAATCCTGCAGCTACAGCTCTCGGTGCAGCAACTCCAAACCTTTCTATTGGTTATACAAACTCAACAGGTACAGCATCTCGTGCAACACCTTCATCACCTGCATTGCCGGTAGGAAAAACAGCTGCTTCTAACTCACACATCCTCTACACAGGTGCAACCGCTGCAGGTAAGTACAACTTTGCTATGCCACGACAGTCAGGAGATGCTGGTATTGCACAAATTGATACTATCCAAAACTCAACATCGTATGTATCAGGTTCATATTCAGTAGCGCTTTACAAAGAACTCTATCGTGTTCCTGTTACAACTCTTGGTGTGCCAGGTGAAAGAAATGCTCTTTATGAAGTTCCATCACTTCCTCGTGTATATGATGGAGCAGCACTTTATTGGGTTCTTGTTTCAGGTGCAGCTACACCTGCTAACTCAACAATCTCAGGGTTCGTAGACTTTACTTGGAACTAATATGCTATTAGGAAATTACTCACTACTAAATAAGAACCCTCATAAACTTCTTTCGAGTATTGGTAATTTGAATGTCGGTTCATACTGGCAACCTTCAGCATGTAGAGGTATATATACATCAGAAGCGGATGGGGGTAGGTTACAAAATGCTTGTGTACCAACAGGCACAGAACCACCTTATGTAATTATGTTTGCTCCTAAAGGGGGGGAACTTTCTGCAACCACACATGTTCGTGGAGAAGGGAGTATCACATCATCACTTACGTTAGGTAGAGTAATGGAAGCAAATCTTTCAGGGAGTGGTGATTTGACTGCTTCTATGTCGCTTGTTACTTCTCTTCTCGCTGGTCTATCTGGATCTGGATCAATAACAGCAAGTATTAGTACAACATTAGGCCTAGCAGCAAATTTAGCTGGATCAGGTGATTTGACTGGCTCTTTAAAACTTCTTATCCCTTTAGCCGCAGATCTTCTTGGATCAGGTTCTATTTCTGCTAACTTAAAAGGAAATCTTGACATGGCAGCACAGATCTATGTTAATCAATCTGAGGCAAGTGTACAGCAAATTGTAGATGCAGTTTGGGGGGCTTTAGCTGCAGATTATAACGTTTCAGGTACTATGGGTAATAAGTTAAATGGAGCTGGAAGTGCCGGTGATCCGTGGACAACCGATCTATCAAGTTATACAACTGCGGGGACGGCTGGGGCTTTAATGAAAAAAGCATCTAAACCAAAAATTTCTTTGTAATGTTTAAAAATGTACTTTACACTTATTATATGTATGCCAAATGATTATTCTAATAGAGAAATAGAAACTATGTTCCAAGACATAAAAGATACTCTTGTGAGGATAGAGAATCAAGTTATAAAAACAAACGGTCGTGTTACTACTTTGGAGCTTTGGAAAGAAGGTCTTATGGCAAAACTTTCTGGAGTAATAGCCTCTATAACAATTTTGTGGGTGGCTGTTAAGGAATTTATATTAAAATGACTAATAAATCTCCAAATTATTCTAAAAGAACTCGCCAACCTATTGGGTATATAATCCACGGTACTTTGGGTAAGTATGAAGGGGCTATAGACTGGTTATGTACCCCACCAGAAAAAAGACCAGTTGTTTCATATTCGTCAGCCCATTATGTGGTAGCTAAAGACGGTAGGCACACACAGCTTATTGACGAGAAAGATGTGTCGTGGCACGCAGGGAATATATCAAACCCAACACAAAGAGCAAAAGATGTTCTCCCCATTCTAAACGGGAAGTTCTTAAACCCAAACGAGTCATTTATAGGTATAGAACTTGAATGGTTATCAACATCTGATGCCATAACAGACTCACAGTATAAAGTTGTGGTTGATATAATCAAAAATAGTGGAATTGTCAATCCAATAATTTTGACACACAAAGACGTAGCAGACTACAAAAGTGATTTTCCTTCGTCTTTCAGGGTGGTGGAAGAAATAACACGTCGCCTGGGGCTAAATTCTGCCCCACAAGCCCCAGTAATAGAGAAAGACGTACTTTCTCCGCTCCTTACAAAACTTAATGCTCAAATGGCAAATAAAGACTACAAGGGTGCGAAAGATACGACTTCTTATTTATTTAATGAATTAACAAAAATACAATGAAACTACCAAACTTTAGCGCAACAAAAACCGTGTTTGTAATGATAGCTATGACAGTATGCTACTCATTCCTTGCCAATAAAATAAGTGAGCAAGCCTTTATGGGGATAGTTGCTATGGTATTCATGGCGTACTACAAGGGAGAAAAACCAAGCGTGGTATCAAAGAGCGAGTAACCAGGCTTGCCACCACGACCTATTAGGAAATACCTAATAACCGCTCTTTACAAGGAATCATTATGGCGAATAACCCTGTTCTATCTGCCGAACTCGCAAAGAAACTTCGTTACACCTGCATGGTGTGCGGGAAGAAATGCGAGGGATGGTATGGTGCCCACGAAGAAGGTGGCACCTGTAGTGGTGCGTGCGAACGTACCCAAGCGGCTAAACCGAAGTATGGCGAACATACCGAGGAGGCCTTTCTCAAACGCTTCAACCTGGAGTAAACCATGTATGTCTACCACCAAAAAGGTGATGCCACGCTAATCTTTGAACACCGACTCTGTTGTTTCTGTGCGAGAATGTTTTGTATCGAAGCATTCCGACATATTCGCTTTGTAAGAGGTGGGATGATATTCTACGCACACGAACGCTGCCCAGCCTTCAAAGAGCCACCACTTCAACTTGAAAGGAGGAAATGATGTTGCTCGCTCTTAGTGAAATTATCCGCCGTAGCGGACACTCAGACCTGGAGTTCTTCCAAGTCGCGTACTACTACCGTTTTCAGAAGCAAGTTGATGTGTGGGGCGATGTTCTCGCGTTTCGTACGCAGGGTATCGTTCCTTCATACGTCAGGGAGTACGTCTCCATGCTCGAAGGAAACAAACATGGTCTATGACCCAAAGTCCCCCAACCAAGGGGGACTAACTTTTTATCTCTCGTATCTCTAACCCTAGAAGTTTAGCAGTTTCAACCTCAAGTCTAGCCCCCCTACTTTCATGCCAGTTTGGTAATAATAAAATCGTTGGCTTATTTTCAAAAATATAATATAAATCTCTTGCTAGATACTGCTCCCATGTAAATCCGTCCTTTTCTAGTTTTGCTGGGTTAAAAATATCCTTGTAACCCTCTTTTAAAAGTCTTTCCTCCGCGTCATAAAAAAGTTGCATGTTAGCAAGCTCCTTTTCTCTGTTTACATCGGTTATTTTCCCAGAAATGTAGTAGCTCATACCATTCCGTTCTCCTTAATTTTAACATCTTCATAAGGAGAACATTGTTGCCTATACATCTCTAGCTTACAGCCCTCCAACGCTCCCAAAATGTCGTTATAATGCTGGTATTTTTCTCCCTTATCACCAATGTATTGTAATGCAATTTTAGTAAATAAATAGTTAAGTTCTCCTGGGTTTTGTGGGTTTCTATTCTCAAGCTCTTTTCGTATTTCTTTTGGAATATATGGCATATAGTTATAGTGAAAAATTAACAGGAGAGCCGTAGCCCCCCTGTTCTAGTCTTCGCAGACCGTTACATCGCTTTTGTGGACGATGTTGAGAAAACCTGCTGGCTCCCTCGACCAGTAGTAGTCCCCTTCCTCTCGGATAAGGGGAACTTTCTGACCTACCAACCTTGCATACCACATGAGTGGGTCAAGGCATCTGACAATAAGGAGGTATTTCATTGTAGGTTTCCGTTTCTTGCGGCAAGAAGTTTCATTATCTGCACGAGTTCTTCCGTTTCCATCTCCATGAGTTCCAGTTCACCTTGGAGGACTGCTAGGATTTTAAGCCCAACAATCTTCCAGGGGTCATGGCTCATGTCGAAGGCGACTTGCAACTCGTTGCCGTTAATGACCCTCATTGCCACGCACTGACCTTTGAGGATGCCCTTCATGTTATACCTCCGCAAAGAGTGGACGCTGACCGACGATGCCGAACTTAGAATGAACCAAGAAGTAGGCTTGCGACGGAGGCTCCACTCCAGTAGAGAAGCTCATGGAGTAAGCGGACAGGCCGATGGTGCTTCCGTTCACGATGTACGGACGAGAGAGGGCGGCAGGTGTATACGAATGGTAGTGACCACAAATGGACAGGTCTGCCTTCACCTGGTGGTTCCACTTCTGGGAGATGATTTTCCACAGCGGGCCGTGGACACCACCCATGCCATCGTTGTACCGCCAACCAAGGTGACCGTGGTTGAAACGAAGGGTCTTGCCGTAGACTTGCAGGTAGCTGTGGTAGGAATTGTCCATTTGAAACGTAATACGCTTCTCATGGGCAAATTTTGCCTTCACAGCATGGTACATCATCCACTCCAAGGAGTGTTCCTGCTCGCTCGACTGGTTGACAGGCTTCATGGAACCATATTGACGACCGTGGTTGCCACAGGAACACACAACATGGATAGTCAAGTCCTTCTCGTTTTCCAACAGGAAGGTCAGACCAGACACGATGAGGTCTTGGGCAAACATGGTCGCAATGATGGGAGCCATGGCCGTCGAGGCTTCGTGCATCTCACCGGTAAAGAAGTCACCACCCAGCCACACCACCAGGCTCTTCACGTTGGTTTCTTGGCGGTCAACCCTAATGAAGCGAAGGCAACGGTCAAAAATTGTTGCCACACGCTTTTTGGAAATATCGGGGTTGTGTTCGTTCAGGCCGTTCACCTTGCTCTTCTGAACAACCTCGTCACAATGGACATCCGACAACAACATGAAAGCTGTTGCCTCACCCGACTTGGTAATCGGAGAAGGATGCATCTTGTGGATGGTCGGCTTGTACGCCATGACTTGTAGAGCGTTGGCCAGGGCGTTGTTAGCCGCCTCCAGTTCGTCTTGCAGAGCCTTATACTTCTTGTCCGTTTGTTTGAGTGCGTTGGACTTCGCACGGAGCTGGCTCTCAAGCCGAGCTTCCGCTTTCACGTTCGGTTTGGTAGCCATGATTCCTCCTAAAAGTTAAAGAACAAACCCATCTATAGTGTACAGCATGTTTGTAATTTATACTGTGGATATTGTGAGAACGAGAACAAAACTAAAAATGTGGGTAGTTATTTTTTGGAAAAGATTTTTTTTATGGATTAAGAAGATCGAGGGCGAAGAATAGAAGCCTTCTTTTTAGCATAATTATTTCGTCTACTTTTACAATTAAAACAAGTGAACTTACTGTTTTTGTTATTCAATTTTCTCTCAACCTCCTCACCACATATTTGGCAATTATATATCATAATTTTATTTTATAAATACTTAGTATTTCCGCCTCACTTTCTTTTAAAGATTTTAGTTTCCATCTAGTAAGATCATCTGCGTCTATTACATAAAAGGCTTTAGGGTACTTGATTACCACATACGCATAGGCATTGCGGTAAAATCCATAATCTGGCATACCCGTAGTACCAGAGGAGAAGCGCATCAAGTTACCTTCATCTGACTTACATGCAAGTGCGTGATCACGCTGTTCTTCTTTCCATTCTTTTACATTAAAGGTCGTAGATCCACGGGTGTGTTTTAATTCGAACACGCAGGACTCAAACTTCTTCTTGTTGGCACGGAACCAAGATCTAAATACTAATCCGTATGAAGCCTCGTGTTTCTTCATCTTGGTATAAAACTTAATATATGAGCTACTACATCTACATTGAAAGCATTACCGAGACATTTATATCTTTGAGTATTAGAAATACCCTCTGTATAATTGTCAGGAAGTGATTGCAACCTTTCGTATTCAATCGGAGTAAGGTGTCTTACTTTTCCATATTCGTAAAGCATATTTACTTTTCTTACAAGAGTGAGAGCATTTGCTTTTTCACTGCTACCAATATCAAGTGTCTGTTTCCAAGTACCATCTTCTTGCTTCCTGCCTAGTATTGCAGCAGTATTTATTCTCTTTATATCACCACCAACTTTTAATGCGCCCATTTTAGATTTTTCAACATCAATAGGTTTTCTTTCTCTAAAATTACTTTTATTTATTCCTTCAATCGCTTTATAACTACAAAGATATTTATCACTTACATTCTCTTCCAAAATATCTTTCAATAAAATACCTTTATCTTCTGGCTGTGAGATTTCTACTTTTTTATATGACCCATCTTTTTGTAAAGACCCCACCCAAAATAATCTCTTTCTATTCTGTGCTGATACAAGTGAAGCATTAATCATTATCGGTTCTACTCCAAGCTCTCGTGTAATTATCTCTTTTGCTTCTTTTGGCATACTTGCCACATTCTCAAGAATAAAATACTTCGGTTGCACTTCTCGTAGTATCCTAACGTACTCCCAAAATAGTCCACTTCGTTCTCCATCTAATCCTTTACGGTCTTTCTTAGCGATAGATAAGTCTTGACAAGGTGAACCACCAATAAGTAAATCTATTTCTGGTAATTCATTAAAGAACTTATCTTTACCAATATCAGTAACACTTCCTAAGTGAACAATACTTCCATAATTTTTATTACTAACTTGTATTGCATACTTATCTATCTCACTAGCATAATACGCCTCTACTGGTATTCCTGCACGTTCTAATGCTACCCTCGCACAACTAATTCCATCAAATAATGATAATACTTTCATATCTTTTCAGCGTATATACGCTCATTAAAATCCTCCTTAATTGATAATGCTTTTCTTACCCCCTTATCTATATCACCAGATAGGAGGTACACGTAAAGGTTTTT